CTGCAGTCAATCGCGACCCACCCAGGCCCTTCTGATCCACATGTAGCGTCATGTAGATCAACAGATATTCTGTCGTAGAATTCTCCAATCTCTTCGGCAGATGACCCTCCAGTATAAAACATTCTTTGCTCGCGGTCGTAGACATCACCCAAACGCTTTCCAAAAGCCCATGTCCATGGGCCAGTGGCTAACTTGATCTCTACCGAACGTCCCTGAATTATCCTGGGGGCTGGGTGTTGTTTGATGGGTTGGTTGTCAACTGAGGTTACCGCCTTCTCCCTCTTAATGAACGCCTTCATCACCTTTGAATTGCGTTTCAGTGTCGCGTTACTTGGGTCATTCTGGATAAGACCACGAGAAGCGCTTGACTGGTTGGACAACCATTTTTCCAGGCATGGTTCAGGTACCAAGCCTAGTTTTGTTGCGCTGGCAAACCATCTGTGCCAGCATTCCCGCTCACCGTTGTCTACTGAAGTCACGCGAGACATGACTGCAGCACGCTCATTGCATAAGCAAGAACGGAAGACATCCACCACCACTGTGTCAACTCCTATCGCTCTAAAGTAATAGGCTACACCGGCATCCTGACAAGTCAGTTTGCCAACAGTAGGGTACCCAGCCTTATGAGTCAATTTGTTGTCACCAACAATTTCTTCATTCGGCCGAAGGCTGTACTCATCCACACACACGTCTCGCCTGATACAGTTCGATGGCACGTACGATGACATCGGACTCGCTACAAGCATGTTGTACAAGAAGTGTATGGTAATCCCAGCAGGTAGTGGTGCTCTGGCCGACACAACATGCATGAGAGCTGTCGGAAGATAGCTCGAGCCATGTGTAAACCCCTCTAGAGCAATTACCACTGGCGTGATAGCACTATTGCTACGTTTCAACAACTCCTCACCTGCTACGGATAAAAGTGTTGAACTAGTGCTAACTACGCGTCCCCACTGTCTGGGACTGTCACCGGCAGTGTAGTACCGGTCTTTGAGTGTGAGTAGCGTTTGAATGATGCTACCAGGAGGCGACCTTGCTCCCAAGAATCGTGATGTCAGGCCGCTGGCAAGTGGCACTAAGCCTCTCTTCAACAGCCATTTACCCTGACCCAAGGTCGCGTCGCCCGCGTCCCGTGCGATCAATCCCAGCATTGCTAACACCCTCACGACTGCGGCAAATCCCTGGCGAACCGAAGCAAACCAGGGGCGTGTTGCACTACACCAAGCAGCTCTCATGAAGCCCTCGTTTATCTCCGCTGATAAACGTCTGGTGTAAGTCGCGGCCCTTGACATTCGTAACCCTCCCGTAGCACGGGTGGCTGTTCCTGCCAAGAACCTTAAGAGGGCAACGAAGCTCGCCAACTTGAGGATAGTTGGGAACCGGCCTCGTGGGCCGGGTATTCCGCCAACACTCGAAAGTGCGGCATTGAGCTTCAAGCTGCCAGGTGCGATACTAGTTATCATGCCAACCTCCGCCTCAGCGTTGTAGACCATTGCTAAGAAGGCCAACTTCGCTGCGACGCGTCCCTTACATTCCTGGGACACGAGATTGCTAGCTCCGACAATTACGTTGGCTGCCCGCGATAAATCCCTCAAAAGGGCTTCATTGCGCTTGCGGCCTGCGGCCCTGGGATACAGCTCCTCCACCATCGATCGTGGCACCGAAATGACACTCTGATGGAGCGCAACTGGCTGGTTGCGCGATTCACCTAAACACCAGTCAACAAACTGTGACGTTAGTGCCTCTTCGGGCTCACACGGAGCGTCGAGAAGGTAAAAGGAGTTGCTGCTCACACAGTAACGTAAGGCATGGCCTAGATGCCTTAAAACGGTCGGCGCCACACGAGGCACCAACCTGAAATCATTGTCAG